GTCTTCCGACCTCTCAAGAACCTTAGTCCTCTCGTCAAGACGGATTACGCTTTCAGAGAGCTTGTCGATGCTCAAGGCCAATCGGTTCAAAACCTCTAGGGTTTGGATGTTAGTGTTTTGGAGGTTGTCCACTCTCTCGACTACCCTCGCAACCTCCGTTTGAGTGTTAACGTGGACAGCGATGATTGAGAGAAGCAGGGCACCAGCCGCAATGGCTCCTGCTGCCTTCTCTTTCACTTTTACAACTCCTAAGTTAATCCTGTTGTCCGGTCCCTGCGTCCCCGAAGAGCTGGGCGTAATTCCCTTCGTACACTCTTTGGTAGTCTCTGTGTCCTTCAAGGTGGGCTCCCATTTTAATGAGCCGCTGCATAACCGGAGCAACTCGTGAGTTCAGATCGTTCAGCTTCCGCTGCACTCTCGGGTTGTCTGAGGCAGTATCGTCAGAGATGATAAACCTCACGCTGTTTCCGTCGAAGAAGGGACGGATGATGGAGGTTGTAGGTCTGGTAGAGCCTGCCGTCTCGGGACGGAGAGGATCAAACAGCTCGTAAGTGAGTTCTTCTGCGTTACGCCATTCCTGAGCAATCAGGGGTCGAACAACCGCATCAAACTTCTCCTCCAAAATAGCACGAGCATTCCCAGCATTTTCTCTCTGAATACGAGTGCCGTGCCTCTCCACATACTCCCCGTAGTCGTCACTCGCAATGAGGTTGACTACAGCGTTAAAGTCTCTCGGGTTGTCAACAGCAGCCCCGTAGATACCCACACCTTTCAAGACCTGGTTGATATTGGTATCAATCTCCTCCAGGGTCGCCTCCCCTCCTAAGACACTCCCCCTATTAGCACGCTGAATGCTGTTCTTCAGGACGCCAATGTACTGGTCAGTCCCTTCCTGAGAGCCCGGATCGGTTAGGTCCGCAGGTCTCCCCTCTGGGTTCCTGTTCTTACCGATGTTTCGAGTGGCTACGTCGGTGAGAGGCCCGACAAGGGCCACATTGCCCCCCTGCCCAACTAGCCGAGAAGTTGCAATAACCTGGACATCATCGGGGTTGGCCATAATCATCGCAGACTGCTGGGCAATAGCAAGCTCGGTCTGCTCGTTCATTACATCCGCAGGGATCTCCCCGGTGATGTATCCCCTCTTCATAGTGTAGAGGCGCTCCATGGGAGCCACTACATTGCTCAGATAGGAACTGTCAGCAGCCCTGCCTGCTTCAGCCACAGTGGACTGAATGGTAAGCCACTCCTCATCCATCATACGGGCAGCCTCAACAGCGTCCAGTTCACCTCTCTCTACTGCTCCCTGCCAAGTATCAAACTTGGTACGGAGACGCACAGAGTAGTGGTCTGCCATAGAGGAGATGTGCTGCCTAGCCCTCTGCTCTTCTCTCTTCTGCTGGAGATTGATCTGAGCAGTTGACAGAGACACCCTGGCACTCTGCTGCTGGATTCGATCTGTAACAAGGCCGATCTCAGCACGCTGGAGAGCAATAGCATTCTGTTCAGCATCAATCATCTGCTGTTCCAGATTAAACTGTTGCCAAGCAGCGGTAGCCTGGGCTGCTTGTTCTTGAGACATGCCCTGAACAACCCAACCATCTTTGGTTGCTTGCCTCTGGGCCTGGAAGAACGCCTGCTCTTGCTCAGTGCCCTCAGCAGCAACCTTGCCCATGCCTGCTGTGCCAACAACCTGCTTGTGAGTGTCAGCGAACGCTTCGTAGAGGTCAGGGTTGTCAGCGCTTGCTCTGGTGAGGTTGTATCGCATCCTCATCCGGGCTTCTTGAGAGCTGAGCCTCCCTTGATCCACAAGGTCTGCAATGTGCATTTGCTGCTGTGCAAACCGGGACACAGCCTTGTTGGTTTGCGATTCCATGTCCGCCTCTGCCTGTGCCTTACGCTGTTCCGCGAACTGGCCAAACAGGGCGGACCCTACATTGTGGACGAAGGAAAGGGCCTGGTTAGAGGCCCCAGAAGCTACGCCCGGCTGAGGGGACACCGGCGAACCGGAGGTCTCCCCAATCTGTGCTAGTGTAAAGTCCGCCATTCTTATTCCCCAAGATTGTTGCGGTAGCTGTCAACATACTCCAGAGTACGGAGACGCTGCTCCCTCTGCTCAGGAGTGCCGGGAGCGCCATTGATGATTTCCTTGGCCTTGTTCGGATCCATCCACGGGAAGGCTTGAAGGATTGAGTTGTGGAGAGAGAGGTCCCCATCTTGAACATCAAACCTGAGTTGCTGGTGGACAATCTCAAGAGCACGCGGAGTGTCTTTGAATTGCTCTGCGGCTACGTTGAGAACTCTCCGATTGAACTCAGCTTCTTCGTTCGTAATACCTTCTCTGGCAAGACTACGCTTGACCAGCCGATACCACTCTTTCACATCCTCATCGAACTGCTTTCTGCTCCCGTAGATTTCCGAGCTTGCCCAATACTTGCGTGCTTCGCCAAGACTCTGGAGACCGAAGGCAGCAGCAATCGCCTCAGGGGTGTTGACATTGCTGTCGGTCACACCGCCGAAGGAGTTGTACTTCTTGCCGTACTCCAGGGCCACCTTCGCACGGAAGATGTTGGAGAAACCCGAGGACAGCTTACCAAACTCCATAAAGAGCTGGGAAGTTGTAACAGGCTCCTGAGCAGCAGGTTCCACGAAGTGGAAGTATTCCGCTGCGGTACGCATGAAGTTAGTGATGCGGGGGTTGTTCCCTGCAACAAGCGAACCGGCAGGAGAGTCTGCGAGAGTCTTACCGATATCGGTAGTCCACAGGTTGGTGATGAACTCCAGAAGGCCAGTCTGGTTCACAGCAGCAAGGGAGGAGTAGTCAATAGAGACATCCTCTCCGTACATCAGAGAGGCGATCTTGTTGAACATATAGCCCTCCATGCCCTGCAACACTGCCTCTCTAATTTCCCCCTCTTCGGGGAGGAGAGGAGAGAGCATACCAGTCATCACTGACCCAGGGGGTCCACCGTACACCACAAGGTTCCAGGCTGCCAGCTTAGCCTTCTGCATACGAGTCAGGTTTCGGTTGGTGGTCATCTGCAAGAACGCCTTATGAGGCACCTGCATAAACTGAAACACAATCCCCAGCATGTTCTCGTTATACGGCATGTCGCCAGCACGGTTCATGTTGTAGGTGTAGTCCCTCGCCTGAGCACTCACTCTGTCGAGCTCAACCTTAGTCAAGTCCCTCGCCCCAACTCTTCTCTTAGCCAGATCGTAGTGCGTGAGCCAAGAGCTAAGCATACTGATCTCTTCGCCAAGATCGAAGCCCACCTTACGAGAAATACCAATCCCCTGAGCAACTAAGCCAACCGCCCTTCCGACGGGAGAGCGTCTGTAAGCGCCAGCAGAAGTGGAGTCTGCAATCTCTGAGAGGGTGCCTCTTACGAGGCTGGACTTGTCGATGGAAGCTGACAGGCCAGAAGCATCATACGCACGAGCAAGCTGGATAAGCTCTTCCTCTGTGCGCCCGGTAGCCAGCCTAGCCATTGCTTTGACATTGCCACTAGCCTTATACTCCAACACAGCCCCCATGTCCCCTGCCAAGCCGTTCACCACATACCGGGGGTGTCTAGCAAAAAGCTGAATACTCTGGTGGGCCTGAACGATAATCTGACGGAGAGGGTTAAGAGCCAGGTAGAGGGTGAAAGCAGCGCCTCGACCGATGCGAGTAGGGCCACCATACTGGCCAGCGAAGTCAAGAGCTCTCTCGGTCATGGTGAGGTTCTTCTTACCCGCTGCATCTGCAAGAGCCCTGAATGCCATCTTAATGGTCTCATCAAGCTGGTTGATGTATCCGTACTCAAGAGCATTCAAGTATTCCACTGTGGTTCTTGCGTCTGCTGCTTCCTTACCGAAGGCCAGGTCGGCACGGATGTCCTTAGAAGATTTGGGGAACTCCGGCTGACCGAACTTGTTCTTTGGGAACATATGGCCATACTGATGGACTGCCCGAGTCTTAGTGGCCTCCAAATAGTCCCTCATCGGGACACGGGTGGCTACGTTACGAGCAGACCTAATCAAAGAGTCCACAGGGCCCATGACGTGGTTGTGAGCTTCGTCGTAGATGGGGGAGGTGGAGTCCTCCAGCCTCTCGCCCCGAACACGTTGAGCAGTACGACCCTGGGCTTCTTGCAGGTTCCAGTTGTCGTCGCTGTCTAGGCGTACACGGTCACGGCTGTCCCTCACCACATACTCTACACCCGGCTCTGCTTCGTCCTGGAAGCGTTTGACAAATCGAGTGGCAGAAGAGGTGTCCCCAGCAGTGGCTACAGCACCACGCTTCAAGATGTTCCCCTTAGAATCCCTCACAATTCGATCAATGAACTTCGGGTCTTGGTAGTAGACGGTGTAGTAGCCCTCTCGGTAGTTGAGGATTTGGTCATCGTCTCTCAGCCTGCGAGCATAAGGGCCTCCGGGTTGGTTACGAGCAATCACAAACTCTGCTGCCTCTTCCCCGATAACCATGGGGGACCTCAGAGCAGCAACACTCCCTCCTTTGCCATAGAGGTCAGAAAGCTGTGCTGCGTCCAAGTTGACCATCTCGCCAGTCTGACTATCGTAAGCCCTCTTAAAGCTGCCAGCCTGATTTCTGGGAAGCTCCTTCACAAACAGACGAGTATCAGAGGAAGCATCCTCCAGTACGCGGTAGTTTCTGTTCCTGAGGGTCTTAATCATGTCCTGGTTCTCAAGCCAGTACATGGTGTCCCAGACCTCCCTCCAACTACGGAGAGCACTCACCTCTTCGTCTCCCCAGCCACCGGCACGCAGAGAAGTTTCAGTTGCGTTCCGGCCCTCTCTGTTAGCCCGTTTAATCTCCCTTTCAAGAGCCACTTGGCTAGTCTTTGACAGCTTGTTGTACTTCTCAGAGAAGGTTTTGGTAAGCTGTACCAGAGTTTTCTCAAGCTGAGCTGACCTATCCACACTGACGTTCGCCCCGAGGGTGATGTTCGGGTGGAGCATAGAGTGGGCATCGAGGATGTGACGCTGCATAGAGCCATGTCTGCCAGCCGTCATGTGAGGAATGCGGTCGAGGAAGTTCCAAAGAACGTCCAAATCGCTCCAGTCTTGAATGTCAGCAGCGTTAAAGGTGTAGGGATAGTCAACCCTTACCAAGTAGTCTCCGCCCTCTGTAGCGTCTCTCATGTTGATAGGGGCGTAGTCGTCACCTACCCGAGTCATCAGGGTGATGTCTTGATCTGCCACACCGTAGTCACGCAGAGAAGTCTTCACCTTGGCTACAGCGTCTGCGCCACTGGACCAACCCCCATCACGAGGCCCATACACCACACCGATGTTGAAGGTGTTGGCGAGCTCGTCAGCAGCCCTGGGAATAGACATCTCAGTACGGGTAGTCAGCCCCATCACATGGTTGAAGTCGTTAATTACCCTAGTGGCTGTTCTCAGCTTCTCTTGGTCGGTGAGGTAGATTGCCCCATTGGAGTCGGTAACGTCCATAACCCTGGGGTTGGCAGGACGAGGACGGGCGGGAGTATACGCATCAGGCATACCCACCCGGTTCTGCATCAGGTCATCAGAGCGATGGATTCCACCGAGGGCGTCATTAGCCACAGCCTCTGTGCGGGTGGTTCCGTACAGGGCTTGGGAGGCTTGGCCAGTTGTGTCGCTGCCAGCAATCTGGTTAGCAGCACGGGCCTTAGTGGGGTTGGTGTTCCTGTAGTTCTCTGCAAGGGAGACAGGCTGCACACGAGACTGGACATAACGCTTACGGGCAATCTCTTGCTCATAAGCTCTCTCAGCAGCAATGAGTTCATCATCAGTCATACGAGCTGCTGCGCCACCCTCTCTGTAGGTTGCAGCCCTTCTTTCAGCAGCATCCTCCATAGCTCTCAGGGCGGCAGTGTCCCCCTGAACGGCCCTACGAGCCTCTGCACGGGCTGCTGCTGCATCCTCGGCCCTACGTACAGGGTCGGCCTCTACTTCGGCCTGACGGGCCCTGATGCGAGCCTCAGAGGCATCTTCTTGTGCCCGGAGCTGTCTGTCGGAGGCAGCCGCCTCAGCAGCATCCTCAGCAGCTCTTAGTTCTGCGTCTGTAGCAGTCTCTGCAAAAGCCCTCTCCCCCCTGATAGCCCTCTCTGCCTGGGGGGTCTCCAGGGCAGTTGACCTGCCTGCGCGCAGGGAACGGGTTGTTCTACCCGCCAGCTTAACACCCCGACCCAGCATAGGCAGGAAGGGGAGGGTGAGATCAACAAGACTGACTACGTTATCAATCCACCTATCAACATCCCCGTAGTAGCCCTCTTCGAGAGCAGTACGCAGAAAGTCCATTCTTGCGAAGTCGTTTCTGTCCGGGAATACGATGGTGCTATTCTCGTTGATTGCGTCAATGATGTACTGAGTAGCAACACCTCTCTGCTCGGGAGGGAGCCTTCTGAGAATATCAGGGAGGGTCTCCTTGGCATTTCCCATGAGGGTGATGGCTTCCATCCACGCTTTACGGTCCCCTCCTCTGGCATCGCGCAGAACCTGCTCGGTGATGCCTTGCTCCATGTAGGGGAAGATGATTTCCAGGAAACCAGCGCCCATCTGGAGGAGGTTGGGGTCAGTGGAGGCCAGCTCGTTGTTAAGGAGCATCTGCCTCTCACGGTGAGACTCGTTCACCCTCTCAATCGACTCAGCGAAGTTGATTCGTGTATTGGAAGACTCTGCTGTCTCGTCGTCTACATCATCGATGAGGGATTCGGCAGAAACAATGTTACGAATGTCCCGAAGAGAACCTCTTTCATCTGCGTAGGCGTTAGCTGCTGCTGCTTTAGTAGCGTCATCAATGTCCGGGTCAGTAAGGATAGAGATGAGGGCACCTCTGTCCCTTTCCAAACTGACGGAGGTTGCTCTATCAAACACCTGATCCGCTAGGTCACTGTGGCCACGGTTGTCCAGCTCAGAGGAGACAGACAGATAGTTAGCCTCGATAGATTGCGGGTTCTCTGAAAGAGCAGCCGTGTACGCAGCAAGGTTGATGTTAGAAGGCTTGCTGGTTACAGGCACAATGGGGCCCTGAATCTGGAAGTCATCCAGAGTGGGCCTTGCTACCTGTGGGGAGAAATCTTCAAGGCTTGCCATATCCTATCCCTATTAAAATGTGAACACTTCACTCTGGAAGTTAGTAGGGGTACCTCCATTAGTGGGGCTATTCCTCCCAAACCCAAGAGAGCCGAAGCCACCAGCAGCTCCAAACACGCTTCCAGAGATTCCGCCTATGGTACCCCAGAGCTGACCTTCAGACTGAGCACTCGCAATCCTCTGGTTCTGCACTCCAATCCCTCTGGCTGCTGCTGCGCTACTCTGCATATTAGCTACATTAGCTCCGGTGAGAGTACCTAGAGCGCCTACAGAGCCGAACTGGGAGGAGCTTCCGGCAACACCAGTGTTCTGGGAGGCTTGCATAATACGGGCTCTTCGGACCCTCTCTTCCCTAATAGATTGTCTTCTTTGTCTTCGTTGCTCAATCTGCTGTTGAGCGGAGCTAATCTCTTGCCCCTCTCGTCTAGCGCTCTCGGCACCCCTAGCTGCCTGATACTGCCGGTAACCAGCTACAGCCGTAGCAGCAAGAGCCGTAGCAGCGATGATCGTTGAAGTTGCTACTGCCATATCACACCTCGAATACTTTTTGGTAGATGCGCTCAGTAGGCTCGTATCCGCATTTCTCAGCGAGCCCTACATCGTGCCCCTCCTTAAACATTAGGAGCTGAGAGTATGCTCCCCTCTTCTTGGCTCCTTCCTCGGCCTTCTCGAGCATAGAAGTAAACACGCTAGACTTCCTGTGCTCAGGCTTTACATAAATCCCAAACTCCTTAGCTACTGGACGGGAGGTAATTGCGTCTGGGCTGATCAGATTAGCGAAATAGCCAATCACCTCCCCATCCTTTCTCGCTAGGACAAGGTAAAGAAGACCCATCTTCATATATTGATCGAGGAGGTTAAGATCAAGTCTAAACTCTATCTTGTCAGACTTAGCCTCAACCTCGTAGTAGTGAGCCTTAGCAAGCTCATACGCCTCAACCATAGCCTGATAGGTGTTCTCTTCTTCCACCTTATACATTTCCATTTGCTCCGAATAGCATTGACCAACCAAGAAGTCTACAATCTTTACCAGGCTCAGTGCTAATCTTCATAGACAATACCTTGCCTTTCCCTCTGAGCTTGTTTTTAGTTGTCACAACTTCAAACCCATTATCAAAAGGATCATTGACATTGGAAGGCATATAAAGTCTTCTGTATCTGTATGCCTGGAACTCTCTCCCCCATCTATTAGAGTTAGGAGAGTTCGACCATTCCCATTGGGCCTGAACTTTGCAAGAGGACTCGTTAGTGGGGAACCAGTTGCCAGTCGCATCTTCTTCAAAACCATCCTCTGTTCTGGTTAGATGGAACTGTACATAGGGAACTTGTTTATAGCGCAAGAAGTCTCCCCCCGAGAGCCAACCTGTAATCATGTAGGCATGTGCATCAATGCCTTGCCCATCCTCGCTAACCCAATCTAAAAAGTTCCCATCCCTGTATAGAGAGAAGGTGTAGCTTACCGGATTAACAGAAGTTAGAGTTACATACGCAATCTCTCTGGTTCCAGATCCTCTGACAGAGACCTCCTGAACAACTTGTTCTCCATTGTAGAGGACAAACCCTCCATCGGACACAACCTCCGCTTGTGAATCATTGAGCCTGAACGGAGGTATCTGGACTGGACAAGCAACTTTGGGGTAGTGATTACCAGCAATAGACCCTATCGTGTGAGTGTAGAACGCTCCAAGAGTAACGTCGAAGATAAGTTCCTTTACAGACTCCGAGCTTCCAATCCTGTTCTTATACACCCATCTAACTTTCCGGTCATAGCTGTCATACCCCGCCTGAGCGTAAAACTTATCTACAGGGTCAATATCGTCATAGAACTTCTGGATGGTCTCTTGAGTTAGGTTGTTGGAAGTCCAATCCCCAAACTGGTCAGGAGTGATATGGTAGATAGCATCGTCCGCCCAGAACATAACAGTGTTGTCTACAACAACAACTGATCCGGGAGATTGAGCACCTTTATCACTCACCTTTCTGCGCATATTGTTATTAGCGGAGAACCCATAATCACTTCCGCCAGTAATCATCCATACGCCATTCTCTGCAATTACAAGGATGCCTGAGCCAACATTAACAAGGGACTGAATATTGTAAGCCCCATCCACCCTGATGAACCCTCCGTCAGTGTCTAGCAGATCAGGGTTCTCTTTAGAAGTGGGGTCTCCCTCTTGGAAGCAGTCCCCAATTTCTGAAGGACTTTGGATCAGTCGGGAATAGAAGACATAAGAAGAGAGTCTTGGGCTTCTATTATCACCATCCTCAATTCTCCCTGAGAAGCCTCCATACCAAACCCTACCAGCATACTCTGCAACACAAGAAGGGCCACCTGGGGTCCTGTCTAGTGGGAGGTTTGTGATGGGGTAGTTGAGAAGGGGGTTCTTGCTATATAGCTTATCCGCTTGCTCAAGCCTGCTCTTACCTCTCTCCATTGCATCAATGATGAAGAAACCTTTAGGCGCTGGAAAAGAGCCTGGGGGGTTGTTAAATAGGTCTCTTCGGAAGAACTGGTCGCCTGTCCTATTGTCTCCATCGTTAGCATCTGGATATAGGGCGTAATTTATATTGTCAGAGTTAGAAGGATAAACAGAGCCTTGCCCGTAAAAGAAGTTTATCGTGTCTACACGATTAGTCCCCTCCCCTCCCCCCTCTTTAGGGAGAGCCCAGGTTTGGTTTCGGAGGTTGTAGATGTGCGCATCTGTTCTTGAAGAGGGTCTTACTGTCAGACCGGAGCCTTCCATAAGATCAACACCGCCCACAACACCCTCAACGCCCCACTGGTCTCTAACCTTTAGGAAGCTTGTTGTCCTAGTTACAGAGGTTCCATTCCAGTCTAGCACTTGGACGTTCTTAGCTCCAGTTGCGATAACTAAGAGTCCATCTACAACAGCATAGGAGAACACCTGCCCGTCTTCGAGGATGGGGAGGGTTACGCTATATACTTCAGAAGAGGAGAGGGGCATAGCGTCAGGGTCAAAAACCTTTACAACCCTGCCAGTCTGAACCACAAGGAACTTCTTCTCGGGGAACCCTCCAGCATTCTCCCAGGTATAGGAAGAAACTGCCAACTCCCCCTCTGGGATGGAGTTGATTCCAGTGTTTACAATCTGGTAGCCTTCTTCATAGTCCACCCCCAACCGTCTTTCCCTGCTCCCATCTCTCCGAAGATTAAAGTTGTCTTCATCAAGAGAGGCGTTGTCGGGAAAAGTTAGGGGGCTGGCTTCTGTAATCAGTCCTCTAACAAAAGAGTTAACCTCTACTGCCTGTACCTGCCTCGCCATCAGCTTTCCCCTTCTTCTGCTTATTAGACGCATCAATGGCACTCTTAGCTGCGCCATAGCTTGTGTAGCGCCCCTTCAGCTCTTTAGGGGTGGAGCCTCTGCTAATAGGCTTGATTGTGTACATGCCAAAAGAGCCATCATGTTGGATTCTGTAGCCGCCGTATTCCATAGTTACCAATCATTCCTTTCAAATGTGGGGTCTTTTCTCATCTTACGAGAGCCTCTCCCGTAGTTGGGAGTCTTGATTCCGCCTTTCACTCTCCAATTATTCCTAGAAAGCCATCTCTGCTGGCGCCTAGACTCTTGCTCTGCCTTAACATCTTCCATTTGCTTGAGCTTAAACATAGCCCTGCTCTTAGCTTCTTCTACCAGAGCCGTGAACGCTTCAGCAGGGAGGTCAGGAATGAAAGAGTCTTGCATTTCCCAACCGGGCATGATGTAAGCTTGAGCCTGAGTCTTAGCATTCTGAAGGGTGTCATCCACTTCCTTGTCATACGAGTTAAAGACCAAAGTCTTATCGTCGAAAGATGTATAGTATGACGGAGGGAGGTCGTTACGGATAAATAGCTCTACGCCAGAAGAGTCAATGATTGTGTCAATATTGTCTTGAGTTGTGTTCTGAGCGTTAGTGAGTTTCAGAAACTCATCTGGCTCTCTCCAAGACATTGGTCGGTAGAGTTTCCGATTGTCTGTAGCCCTAGCGCAGTCATAGTTAATAGACACCATGCGTGTTACACCTTCTGGAACATACATGTGTGTGGGCATAGCTAAGTTACTGGAAGGGGTTAGCTGAACAAGTTGCTTCAAATGTGGCCAGTCTCTTGTACTAACCATAGAGAAGAAGGTTGACTTAATAATTTGGGCAACTTGCTCTGACTCAAAGGTATCGAGGATGGAGTTGACATTATCACTGTCCATGTCGGACAGAATCCCCTGCGTCATCTCTAGCAAGCTATACTTCATTACAAGCCCTCCAACAGAATCATCTGGAAAGCCAAGTCTTCTAGCGTAATATCTGTAGTTATGTTAGACGCAATAGCGAGCTTAACTTGGTCTCCTTGGGCGAACCCATGGAAACCACTTGCCGAGAAGTTACTAATCTCCCCAGCCACAGGGAGCCTTAGCTTAGGTCTCCTGTTTATAAATTCAATATCGTTTATTACAAACTTAAGGGCAAGCCTAGCATTGTTATTACCAGCTTTAGCATTAGCCCAGAAGTCAATCATGTACACACCAGACTCTCCAAGCTGTAGGTAGTTAGGACCAGTTACAATCCCCTTTACATTCTCAAAATTGAATGCTAAGTCTAAGATTGTATAGTCAGAGTTAGTGCCTAGTTGAGAGTCTGTTGCTGCTGCGAGGGGGACGACAATAGCGTTGTTAGTAAGGGTCATCATCGCCCTAGATCGTCCTGTAGGGGCTTCCACACGAAAGCCTCCAGCCCCATCTGTTACTACCCTCATCCCCTCTTCTGAAGAGTTGTTCACCGTACCTTGGAGCGTATCTGCATCAACCTTAGCCCACTCACCGCTACCCAGCCCATTAGAAACATAAACCCTGTCTGAAGCTGCTGTGCTTGCCCCTTTGGGTTCGTGAAGCCCGGCTTCAGGTATATTTTTGTGCTCAATCGCCATTTACACTCTCCTAATATGAAAAAAGCCAGGCCAGGAAAAACCTGACCCAGCCTTTGGAAGTAACCCTGCTGGGTGCGCTCGACTAGGAACTTCCGGTCCAGAAGCGTGCAGGGTGTTGTTATTTACTCAGAGAGCCCTTAGGCAACGCTGGTATAGGTGATGATGAACACAACACGACCAACAGTAGCGTCTGCTGCAACAGCAGTCCCTGTCATTGCAACACCCACAGTGGTGTCAGCAGCCAGCCGAGTGTCCGCAGACCAAGTACCAGAAAGAGAGGCAGTGATGTCGTAATATCCTACGGCCTCTGCCTGAGCCTCGGTGAGAGTTGCGCCATTCGTAGCCTCAGAGCCTTCGGTCCCCACTTCGATAGTGGGGAGGGAGGCGTCAGAGGTAGAAAGAGCGAAAGCCTCAGTAACATGAGCTACCGCCTTAGTGATGGCAGAGCCAGCAGGAATCACCACTTCCGGGAGGAAGGTGGAGTTGAGGATTTCGCCAGTCACCATGACAGTGAGTTCATTATCACTGCCCTCGGTACGGTAGACACCAGTGGCGCCACCAGTATCACGAGGGCCGTAATGGTTGTGGACATTCAGCCCAGTGTTAGCTTCGAAACCAGACATCCTATCCTCCTATTAGTAGTTAGTTGCAGAAGTAACGAGGACACCCAGAGTGTCAACACGCTGGACACCGAAGCCCCACCGGGCGCGAACAACGAACTCGTCACGAGCACGGTCCTTGTTACGCTCGCCCTCGGACTTGGGCATACGACGCCATGCAGCCATCACAGGCTTGGTCTGGTCATCCAGCACACACATGAAGATGTTGGCGACAGCATCAGTCACAGAGGTGGTGCCATCACCGAAGTTGCCACGGGGGAGACGGTTGGAGGTGATGATGTCCCAGCCATACAGAGACATGATGAAGCGCTGACCAGAGGCCAGACCACCTTCGAGGATGCGAGCACCGAACGGGGTGACATCGTGAGTGATGGTCACAAGGCCGTTCAGAGTGGCTTCGACAACCGGATCACAGATGAACACACGGCCCTCGGCTGGGACGTTAGCCTTGTCGAAGGCCAGGCGCATAGCGATCAGGTGACCCAGAGAGAACACGTTATTGGTTTCGCTGGAGGCGATGCGGTGGGCGAAGCCGTTGATGGTGTTCGGGTCTGCGTCAATCTGACCTGCGTTTGCAGTTTCCAGGAAGCGAGTCTCGAAGTGCTCTTGCAGGGCACGGGTGGACTCGATGGAGCGCTGAGTCATCAGCATGTCGATGTTGGTGCCATCTTCACGCAGGTCGTCAGTGACGTACCAGGCATCGCCGGTGTAGTCAGTGATCTGCATGGTGACTTCACCAGTTTCAATCGGCGCATACACCAGCGGGGTGTCTTCAGCAGCCTCTTGAATGGTGACAGAACCAACGGTTTTGATGTGGAGAGTGTCGCCAGATCCGAAGTCGGTGACGTTACGGTAGAAGGCTTCCGGCAGGAGTCCGTCGGTCAGGTTCATCAGGATGAAGTCGGAATATTGCTCCGCCTCAATGAACGCACGGGTATTAGTAGTTACTTGCATCTTCTATTCCTTTAAGGATTGATGCCCAAGCGCTTATTCGTGTATTCCCTCACCCGACGCATATACTCCATCTGGTCCTTAGAGGACGCACCACGGAGCAGGGACTTATCAGGCGGTGCAAGCTCATTATCGTTGTTGGGCTTGACCGGGGGGATGTGAACGCTGGAGCTATAAGGTTTCCCTTGCGGGGTTGGTTTCACTTCGAACAAAGCAAGAACCGCTTTAGGGTTCTTAGCGGCCCACTCTTGCATCTCGGACAAGCTCATACCATACTCTTGAGCCTTGCTCTGGACTGCTTCACGGGCCTTGTCGCCATACTTAGCTACGATGGCTTGCTCAACCTGCTGAGCGTTTCTCTGAGCTTTCTGGAGCTGCTCTCTCTGGTTGAGCCTTTGTTCCAGCAATTCCTCTACCTGCTCGGGGGTCAGCCCTTGGAGCTCTTGTGGAGCTGGCTGTTGTTCACCCTTTGCAGTGAGCCTTTGCACAGTCTCTTCCAGACTCTGACGCTGGCCAAGCTCAGCTTTCAACTGTTCAATCTCCTGCCTCAGCGTATCATTTTCCTGCTTGAGTTGAGGGATGTACTGTTGAGAATGCTGGAGCGCTTGGAGCGCAGTGGGAAGATCCTTATACTTCGGCTCCCCGCGTTCATTCTTGATAGATGCAAGCTGGTCCGCAAACACGTTATCAGATGACGCAGACGGTGCTGGAGCAGGCGGCTGTTGACCCTCTTGAGGAGGTTGTTGGCCGTTAGCTGGCGCCTGCTGATTAGTTTGGCCTTCTTGGCCTTGCGGGGCAGGGGTCTGCCCTTCGCTAAACACTGAACCGGATGACTGGTCGGTCATTCAGTTTCTCCTAGTTGGCACGCCCAGCAGGAATCGAACCTGCAACCTAGAGCTTAGAAGGCTCTTGCTCTCTCCAATTGAGCTATAGGCGTAAATCTGTAAGTATGAAGAGTTATGGGCGAAGTTGACAACTATCGTTGTTGTCCTTCGCTATTGAGTAGCAGGAAGCTAACGCTATACTCTACTCTATGACTCTTACATAACCTGTATCTGTATATGTATATACCAGTTTTTTTGGCGTTTTAATACAGATTTCTGTGTTTTTACTTAATTAAGGACAAAATCTCGCGCATAGCGCGTTCATATCCCCTTGCGTCAGCCTGTTTGAGAGCCCAATTAGGGCTGTCATAACCCTCCTGAGAGATGGAGGAAGTCCAAGACTCCCTCATCTTTTTCTCAAGAAGCTCAATAAGGCGTTTACGCATAACAAGAGACGCAGCAAAAGATTGTCTGATTTCAGACTTTCTATCAGCGTCTTTGATACCGTTTAGCCATCCGAGTTTCATACAGGCCCCTCAGCAGGTGCTTCCATCTGCGTCATCAGGTCTTCTTGCGCCTGATTCATCAGACCTTGAGTTTCCATCTGCTCACTAACAGCCACGTTAGGTCTGAAGATGTTCCAGCCCTTCAGGCCCATAACATCGCTAACAAACTTACTCATCTCCTTACCGGAGGTATGAGGAGCAACCATCTGGCCAATGGGGGAGTTGAATACACCCACAAGGTTCTGGAGGTCCTGAGCCTGTTTAGCGAAGTGCCTGGCGCCAATGGGACGCAGCTTACCGTTAGCTGTGATGTCTTCCTTGGTTACAGTGAGGAAGGTCTCAAGACCCACATCAGGGTCCATAACCCGAATAACGTCTGCCTGATCCATATTACGCTTAGCTGTCTCCAGCATGGCATTCAGGACAGGTTCCAGAAGCTCAATCTCGAAGGTAGTAATCTTCTCCTGGAAGATACGACCTGCTGCGTTACTAAGAGTCTGGACTTCTAAGGCCGTCTTCTCTCCAGGGGTACGGACACCCATGGCTTCCCTCGGAGCGCCCGCATACATCTCCATACGGTCTTCCAGGGCTGCAATCTCGTTGGACGCAGTGATGATGCCATTGAGGTTCTGGCCCAGCTCTTGGACATCCCCGTTCTCGTCAATATGGATTTCAGCATTGGGACCCCAGACAAACTCTTCCACTTCCCCAATAATCTTCAGGGGCGGGTGGACACAGAGGTCCATAGCGTCTGCTTTGAGGTTCTCCAGATGATCAATCCGATATTGCATCCCTACCAGGTTATCCAAGGGGCCCATTGCCCAGAGATTGTCAGGACGGAAGCGCCACCCAACATGATAAATGGGAGCGTGACCAAGCCAAGAAGGAATATCACGTTGATCAACAGTGAAGCTACGGTCCACAACGGTGATTTGCTGGTTGGTTCGGAGTTCTCCTGTTTCTTTGTCATGGACATCTCCGTAGAAGGTTAAGATTTCCACATAGTCAGACTGGTAGTATTCGAAGAGAGAGCCGAAGCCATCCACGCTATACCCAACTGCTTTGTTGAAGTCCTCGATGGAATAGCCTCCCAGACGCTTCAGGAGCTCCTTCCTGCGGTCCAACGCCTCCAACCAATACCCTTGCTCGGGGTCAAGTTCAGCAAGCCTCTTAAGCTCTCCAATGGTCTTAATAGACCTCACCACCTTGAAGGTGTCTTGGAAGTTGGAAGCTATAGGATTGAAAACAATATCCAAAGGACTGATCCGGTGGACGCGAGGACCAACATACTCAGGAATGAGGGTTCCATCGGGGTGCTCCTTGTAATTAGACTCGAAGCTCACCGTCGCAAAGGCATTACCGTAGTCGATGTAGTCATAAAGAAGTCTTGAGAACTCGGTACGAGAGCGGGACTCCCTTGCCTTGTTCATCATATAGGCTTCAATCGCCTCGGCTTTGTCCCTTACGCTATCCTCCTGAGAATAGCCTCTCCAGGTCATCCAGTTGTCGTTAGGGAAGAGCGAGCTAATATAGTTGGAGTGAAGGTTGTCCCTGATCTGGCAGAGCTTAGGGAGCGTAGTTGAGTTTTTCCAAGGGAGAGAGGCGTTGCTGGTACTAGAGGTGTCTGTTGCAAACACGTAGTTCCGAAGCTCTAGCCACTCCTCTACCTTGCCGGACCTCTGCATGTGGAACTTGTCCCAGAGG